CATCTGGAACGCACCCGGGAGCCGTTCCCCCAACTGCCCACGCAATTCTTCAGCCTGGACTTTCCCCTTCGAGATCATCTGGCCGAGGGCGACGAAAGCGCCGTTGACTTCTTCTGTGGAAAGCTGGAGGGCTGCGCCGGTGTCTGTCAGGGCCTTGAAGATATTTTCAAGTTCCGGCGCAAGCTTCGTATCCTGTCCGGCAGCAAAAAAGGACTTGGCGGCATTAGCGGTATCGAAAAACTTCAGGCCGACACGGTCTACCTGCTGATAAACCATATCGAGTTGGGAGGCTGCGCCGGAGCCAAAAACGGCCTTGTAAGAGTTTTCGAGACGCTGGAAAGCGATCTGGGCATCAAGGATGGCCTTTCCGGCTACGACAAGAGACGCTCCCCAGGCAACGATAGCCAGCTTTGATTCACCAATGGCGTTGGAAAGCGTGGAGTAAGCTCCCCGGAGGTCGCCAATACCTGCCCTGATCTTTGCGATCTCCAGAGCTGAGAGCTTCGCGTCCTGGGCAAATTTTTTGAAGGCCTCATCACGCGCAAGATCATTCATCCGTGCAGCAAGGCCATTGATGGATTTTGACGTCCTGTCTATCCTGATGCCGACTTCGCTGAATCGCTTGATGACATTGTCGATCTGCTGCGATGACCCAAAAGCGCTTGACGACATCGCTTTTTTAATCTGGCTTACATCGACGGCGATTGAGAGAACAGGAGGGGTCATGCTAAAGCTCCGTTTTAGCGTGATAGTATCCTACTGCCCCGTTGATAGGGTCAAATCGCGGGAAATGAATCTGGAACTTTTTTTTGATGGAGCATGTTATGCCATGGGATATAGAGGCGCGCCGCAAAGAGATGCAGAGGAAGATGGAAGAAGCGAACAACAGGATCGTTCGCAACTCACGAGAATTTCAAAAAGCGGTCGATGATTGGGCAAATGCCGCCCATGAATTTGCCTTGCTCTCCCTGATTGCCAGGATATTTGATTGCTACGGAAGGCTTATCCAAAGGACGCCGGTAGATACGGGAAGGGCTCGTGTAGGTTGGCATATTGAGGGGCAAGAAGACGAATGGATCCCAGAAAAAAAACAGTATGAAGAAGCCAAGGGTGATGGAAGCGCCATAATTTCAAGAGAGCTGAGGAAACTTGGCCTCGACCTTGTAAATGCAGATGTTATCTACATTATGAATAATGTTGAATATATCCTAAAGCTTGAAGCCTTTGGTGGTAAGCATAAAGATCCTGGCTTTGTTGCTTTGTTCCTGCAAGAGTTGCGTTTCGATCTTGAAAAAGCGATCGAGGAAGTAAACAGGACAAAATAGCGTTTCGGATTGCATTGTCCATGACTGGAAGGTATCCTATGGCCATGGAGGTAATATGGAATATCTTATCCTTTGGATCATCTGTGGCATCGGCGCGGCTATGATTGCAAGCTCGAAAAATCGTAGCGCCATAGGTTGGCTTTTGGGTGGCTTCCTTCTTGGCCCCTTGGGGCTCCTTATCGTGGGATTCATGTCCCCCAACAAGGAATCCGATGGAGAGGCAGAGAGCCAAGAAAATGGCGGTGTCCAGGCAACGGACTGGTGGTCGAAAGAAAAGCCCCAAAAAGGCGAATGGACGTATGCCAGCTCCGACAAACACTGGTATCGCAGCGACCTCATTTCTGATACTCCTGGCGGGATAGAGGGGCTGGTACGGAAAAGAAAGGCGGAACTGGCCAAAACACCGCCGCAGCCAACGACCAAGAAGTGCCCCTTCTGTGCCGAAGAAATCAAATATGAGGCCATCGTTTGCAGGTATTGCGGAAGGGATCTGAAGTAGACAAAGAAAGCCCGGCATCACGCCGGGCTTTTTACTTATCATGATAAAGTTACACGATTATATCGTAGTCTTTGTTCAAAACGCCACGTTTTTTGTCTCCCCTTACCATCGGTTGCCACCAAAAACGGCCTACATGCTTCCCGAACAGGGGATTCTCGTTGGTGTATTCCTTGAAGTGCCCACGGCAAAGATGGACGCGCAATGAGTTTGTAGAGCTTCCATTATGCTCATACTTCAATTTATTTTCATTTGTATCAACAACTAAGACTTTGTATTCACATATTGGTAGTTTCCCTCTTTTCTTTCTTTTCTTATTCAGGGCAGATGGGGGAAGGACTGAAACATATTTGATATTTCTACAGGTAAGTATTCTAATTCCTATATCAGCAATGGACATAATAGTGTTGCTTGCAATCTTTGCTGGGAACGAAGCGTACTCATTTGGTGTAGAAAGTTTGCACGTTTTATAATCGTAAAATGTGAACCAGTTCATTTGATATGGATTAGACGTAAACACGAACATGCATGGGAGCAAAAACCAGCTATCGCTTTCGGTGTCGAATGAAAATATATAGGATTGAATAATATCTTTTGAATCAAAAGAGGTTTTTTGTATAAATATTCCAGCTTTCTGATATTTTCCATTCTCTTGTTTAGAAAAAAAGTCGAAAAACATTTCATCATAAGGGCATTTCAAGAACCCATTGCCGTCTTGGAATATGCCCTGTTTTTCGCGCTCACGTTTTATAACTTCGCGTATCATTACACTATCTAAAGTTACTTCACCAAGATGGAAACTCTGGGCTTTGTTCAATTCTGAAAATATTTTTTCTGGAATATCAAGATGCCCCATATTTTTGAGGCTTTCCTGAACTTGGTGTTTCCACATATCTCCCCCCTTTAGAAGCAATCATGCTCGGACTTGCCGAGAAGTTTGGGAAACCCGGTGAAGCGTCTGCTCTGCGCAGCTTTTTCCAGAAGGCCGGCAACGCTGGTATCAACGCCGTCGCGGCTGAGGCGGTCAAGCAGATGATGGCACACCTGCCGGAAATTGCCCGTTGGCTCCCGTAGGATGTTCGCCATGAAGAAGGAGACGGCCTGCGGGGTCAGCGTGACGCCTGAAAAGTAATCCACCTTGGCGAAGCCGTTTTCCTCAAACTCCCACAACGCCTGCTTGAAGGTCTCGGAACCGCCGTCATAGCCGGGCAGGTCTTCGATCTTGACGGCATGGGGAGCTTTTTCACGCAGCAGCTTGTCTGCCCAGGCTCCCC